TTTGAGATGCAAGAGAAACTGAGAGAGCGTTTAGCTTTAGCAAATGAAACACTTAAAAACATGATAGAATGAACGACCCAAAACAAGTAATTAAAGGGCTCATGAAGAAAGCCGAAAAGAATAACTCAATCAATTCGCTGCTAGACATTAGTCAACAGATAGCGGGCTGGATGGTGTACGTATCAGAATTGGAAGGTATAGCCTTTCAAGGATACCAAGAAGCTGAATATGCCAGAAAGAACTTCGAGGCACTCTATATCCAAAAGTCAGACGAAAGCGCAACAAAAGCTAAAGAGTTAGCTATTATAGAAGCGTCTGAACTTAGAGAAGTAGAAACGTCTATGGAAGTTGAGCACAAACAATGGCAAATCTTTAGAGTTACAGTAAGGGAGTATCTCGAAAGTCTCAGACAGAAAATAAGTTACCTTAAATTAGAAAACCAAACACAAAAACTAACAGTATGAATTTAACAGGAAAAGTTTACAAGGTATTGCCGCTACAAACATTCGAGAGCGGTTTCACGAAAAGAGTAGCAGTAATTGAAACAGAGGGCGAGTACCCTCAGAAGCTACCTATTGAGTTCTTGAAAGATAGAACAGTAATGCTAGATAACATTACAGAAGGTCAGCTCGTAACAGTTGACTACGATCTAAGAGGCTCTGAATGGAATGATAAGTTTTTTTTAAGCGCGGTTGCTTGGAAGATTGACGCTAAGACTAGCCCAGCTATGGAAAAAGCCGTAGAGGTAGTTAAAGAGGGGTTAGGTGCTGAAGTAGTAGAGGACGATTTACCATTTTGAAAAAGCACACTAAAATTTACTTCGAGGGTATGGGGTTTGATAAAACAGACTTCATACCCTGTGAGGTATGTTCTAAACAAGCAACCGATATACACCACATAGACGCTAGGGGTATGGGTGGAGATCCTCAGGGTAAGAAAGACACCTTAGAAAACCTTATGGCACTTTGTCGAGTATGTCATGATAACTTCGGTGATATTGTCGATTTTAAACCGTATCTTCGTAAGATTCACAATATGAATATTGAGACGCGCGGCTAGAACTGATAAAAACCAAACTGAAATAGTAGCAGCCCTTCGGAAACGTGGGGCTGTTGTGCTTATTACTAGCCAGCTAAAAAACGCCTTTGATATTCTAGTAGGATACGAGGGCAAACTATACATAGTCGAAATTAAGGACGGTTCTAAACCTCCTAGCGCAAGAAAGCTAACATCTGGAGAGCTTGAGTGTAAAGAACGCTTTGAATCAGTAAGCGTTACATACCACGTAATTACAAGCGTGGAGGAAGCAATTTCTATGCTATCCTAGTACGATTTAAAAAAAAATCAATTTTTTCTGTTAAAAAGTTTGGTAGTTAAAAAACTATCACTACTTTTGATGACATCAAACAAACGGGGTAACCCACTAAAAAACAGAACAATGACTGCTTTAGAAAATCAAATCAACAAACTTTCAAAAAACGAAAGAGAATACTTTAATAAGTTAAACAAAATGGGTATTATAAGTGAGGATGCGTTAAGCCATGTGTTAATAGCATCTGCTACTGGATTGATAAAGAAGTAAAAACTGGGGCAACCATAAGAACGCCCCGCAATAAAACAAACATGAAAGTTTACATAGAACTAGAACTAGAAGTAGATTACCACTTTGAAACCGATTATATCGCTGGATGGGGTCATAGCGAAGATGTGCTACATATTGATGAGGTCAGATGCGATGAATACCCAAACCTAGACCTATCAGATTTTGACGATGAAATAACCAAACAAATAATTGAAAATGATTGACGAAGTAATAATAGAAATGAAGGCTAAGAAGATAAAGCCTATTCAGCTCATTGCTGAGACTGGTGTAAGCCAACAAACATTTTTACGCTTTCTAAATGGAGGGCGTGTAAGCCAAAGAACAAAACAAATAATAATTGACTATTTAAACTTGAAGTGATGACAGAAAAAGAACTAGAACTAATTGAAATGATGGTAGATGAGTACCGAGAAACTCTTATTTCAAAAGTGAATACCGCGCAAAGCATCTCACTAAACGAACGCGGTGCTGAGGTTACATTTGATACCTACGCTAACGTTATAGCTAATTACTTCTGTGTAGATAAGGCTAAGATGATATCAAGGAACACTAGGCTCACGGAGTATAAAATAGGGCGTCAGGTTCTTTGGTTTCTGTGTAGGTCAGGTGAAAGCCAACTACCTTACTCACTTCAGAAGCTAGGTAATATATCTGGAGGGTTTAACCATGCTACTGTTTTACATGGCACTAATAAGGTATCTGGAGAGCTTCCATATGATAACAGTTTAATGAGTGATGTTAAACAGATATGTAAGATACTAGGCTTCCAGCTAATCAAAACAGGGCGCAAACACACAACCGTTAGAGCGATATGAAAAGATATCAGATAAGACGCTGGGATAAGCGCAATACACTAATAATAAAAAAGTATCTATTTCCTTTGTGGTTTATGATAAATGTAACTACATTTGGGCTAATCTATTCAATGATAATAAACTAAATAAAATGAACTATCAAGATTTTTTAGAAAGTAAGCGACATTCTTTAGGTGAGTTTGGTTTTGAAGCTAATTACATTCCTGATATTGCTTTCGACTTTCAAAGACACGTAATAGAAAATGCGGTTAAAAAAGGGCGTATAGCTGTGTTCTTAGATACTGGTTTAGGTAAGACTTTGGTTCAGTTATCAATAGCTCAGAATGTTGTGAACCATACTAATAAAAAAGTATTAATTCTAACCCCTTTAGCAGTTGCGTTTCAATTTATTCTGGAAGCTGAAAAGCTAGGTATAGATGATATTGAGTACTCAAAGGACGGAAAGCATACAAGAAAGATAGTTATATGTAATTACGAAAGGTTACACTATTTCGATAGTAATGATTTCGCTTGTGTTGTTTTAGATGAGAGTTCTATTTTAAAGAACTTTGACGGCAAGATTAAGAATCAGATAACTAGCTTTATAAAGAAAGTTCCTTATCGTTTCTTGAGTACGGCAACGCCAAGCCCTAACGACTTTATAGAGTTGGGTACAAGTTCTGAGGCTTTAGGTTATATGGGTTATATGGATATGCTTAGTAAGTTCTTTAAGAATAATAACAATTCTATAGACCCTAAGCACGCTGGTGAAAAGTGGTACTTAAAGCCTCACGCTGAAAAAGACTTTTTCGCATGGGTTAACCAATGGTCTATAATGGCTAAAATGCCATCAGATTTAGGTTATTTAAATGATCGTTACCAGCTACCCGAATTGATTGTAAATAAACACATAGTTAGCAATAAATCGACAGTAGCCGTTGATGGTCAGATACAAATGTTTAACATAGTAGCTAAGTCTTTTCATGAAGTAAGACACGAACAGAAACAAACAGAAACAGAAAGGTCTGAAAAGGCGGTTGAATTAGCCGAAGGTAAAACCTCTGTATATTGGTGTAATACAAACAATGAAAGCGCAATACTAAAGAGCTTAGACCCTGAAGCGGTTGAAATTATCGGTAGTCAATCTATAGATAAAAAAGAAGAGATACTATTAGCATTTTCTAACGGTGAAATAAAGCGGCTAATAACAAAAGCCAAAATGACATCAATGGGTTTAAATTGGCAGCATTGTAATCATTCTGTATTTTTCCCTACGTGGAGTTACGAGCAATATTACCAAGCGGTTAGAAGGTTCTGGAGGTTCGGGCAGACAAAGCCTGTAACTATTGATATGGTTATTTCAGACGGTCAAACAAGAGTAATAGAAACACTTCAAAAGAAAACACAAAAAGCGATTGAACTACACAAAAAACTAACTGAAAATGTAAACTCAAACTATACGGAAAATAAAAGAGAATTTAATAAATCAATAATCAAACCTAACTTTATTTAAAATGAATGTAAAACAACAAGAAGTAACAGAAAACTACGCAATCTATAACTCTGATTGTATGTACGTATTACCAACGCTAGAAGATGAGAGCGCGGATCTGGTTATATACTCACCTCCTTTTGCTGGTCTTTACAACTATTCCAGCTCTGAAAATGACTTTAGCAACTGTGAAACCAAAGAACAGTTTTTAGAGCAATACGAGTACCTTGTAAAAGAACTTGCAAGGGTAACTAAAGCGGGTAGAATTAACGCGGTTCACGTTACTGATGTATTTGATAATACTTGCCGTCTTTGGGATTTTCCACATGAAGTAATTAAGATACATGAAAAGTATGGCTTCGAATACCGTAACCGTATTACAATCTGGAAAGAGCCGCTAAAAGTTCGTATGCGTACAATGGTTAAGAGTCTTATGCACAAATTCATTGTAGAGGATTCTACAAAGTGTTTCACGGCTATGCCTGACTATGTTTTAGTGTTTACTAAAAAGGGTGAAAACGAAGTACCTGTAACTCACCCTTACGGTATAAATCATTACGCTGGTGAGATTCCTATTTTACCGAATATTTTAAGAGCTTGGAATAATGCTAATAACACTGATTTTAATAGTGAGCAGCTATGGGAGCACTTAAACGCAAAGAATGAAGAAGAGGGTATAACCAAACTAAATCACTACATATGGCAACGTTACGCTTCTAGTGTTTGGGATGACATCCGAATAGATAACGTTCTACCTTTTAGAGATTCACGCGAAGAAGATGACGAAAAGCACGTACACCCTCTACAATTAGATGTTATTGATAGATTGGTTGAATTATATTCTAACCCTAACGAGGTGGTGTTAACGCCTTTTATGGGTGTTGGTAGCGAAGTATTCAGCCCCGTTTCAATGGGTCGAAAGGCTATCGGAATAGAGCTAAAAGACAGCTACTACAAACAGGCTATTTTGAACCTAGAAGAAGCTGAAAAGCGGTTTAGAGAATCAGTAAAACAAGCTAGCTTATTTTGAAAACTCCAATAGCTAAGATCATAGACGGAATAGAGGACGGTTTGCAGTATAACAGTAATGTATATGCTGTGAACGTCCTCGGACGTCTTAAAGAGCTTGCAGAAAGCTTGCTAGATGAAGAGCGTAGGGTTATTCAGTCAGCCTTTGCCAACGGTTATTTAATGACTAAGAGCGCAAAGGAATACTACGAGGATACCTACGATAGAAAACAATTAACACTATTTGAAGATGAGTAAAAGATTCACGGATACCGATAAATGGAAAAAGCCTTTTATAAGGGGCTTAGAGGCTCAATATAAGCTGCTCTGGTTTTATCTTCTGGACGATTGCGATCATGCTGGTATATGGATAGTAGACTTAGAAATAGCTTCTATCAGATGTGGTTTTGACTACTCAGAAAAAGAAGTTCTTAGAGTTTTCAAGAACCATATTCAAGTAGTTAAGGGAGGCAAATATTGGTTTATTGAGGACTTTGTAGATTTTCAATATGGAGATCTTAACCCTCATAATAGGGCTCATGCCTCTGTTATTGGCAAATTAAAGAAGTATAAAATTAAGCCCCTTATAAGCCCCTTATATGGGGCTAAAGATAAAGACAAAGATAAGGATAAAGATAAAGACAAAGATAAAGATATACCTACGTTCGATGAGTTTTACGAGTATGGCGTTAAGTATCGAAATGTTGACAAGGAAGAGCTACGCTTGAAATATGCTAGTTGGATCGCTAATGATTGGCGAGACGGAAATGATAACCCGATAAAAAACTGGAAAACAAAGTTGCTCAATACGATTAAGTTTCTTAAACTTGCAGAATCAACAAAAACTAGGATAGCACTATGAAGAAACTAATTGAGTGGGATAGTATCGAGGTAAGAGGTAACAGGTCTGGAAGCAAGAAAACAACTTGCCCAGCTTGTTCGCCTGACAGAAGAAACTCTAAAGACCCTTGTCTATCTGTTAACTTTGAGAAAGGGTTAGCTAATTGTCATCATTGCGGTGCGGTTAGCTTTAGAAAAGATGAGAGTTTTAAACCGACCTACACCCCACCACCTCAAGACTGGCAAAACTATACTAATCTATCTGATGGGATGGTTAAGTATTGCGCTAGTCGCGGGATACCTCAGAGGGTTCTAATTGACTTTAGAGTAACAGAGGAAAAGCAATGGTTACCGCAAACCAACAAAAAAGAAAACTGTATTGTATTCAATTACTTCGAGGGCGATGAGATAGTTAACAAGAAGTTTAGAGATGGGCGCAAGAACTTTAGCCAGTCTAAGGATGGTAAGAGGATGCTTTACAACATTAACTCAATAATAGGGGCTAAAGAGGTCTACATCGTAGAAGGTGAGTTTGATGTTCTGGCTATGGCTTCACAGGGTATAGATAACGTGGTTAGCTTAGTGAATGGTGCTAATGACCACGATGACCAATGGGTGAACTCTCAAAAGTACCTAGATGACGTTGAGCATTTCATAATAGCGGTTGATAACGACCCCAAAGGGATAGAGGTACGCGAAAAGATAGCACATAGGCTAGGTAAATGGAGATGCAGCTATATCGAATGGACTGATAAGGACGCTAACGGCTCTGTAATGTCAAATAACTTTGATAGCGATTTAACTAAGGTTGTAAGGTTTCCAGTTAGCGGCACACACACAGTTAAAGACC